GTTACAACCACTTCCATGACGATTACTTGGTAGCTACTAAGACAAGCGACATGGATAGGAAGTTGAATCAAATTGCCTACCCTCACTTTTATCGATGGTTCGATCATCCAGAATATCGCTTTCCTCTAGAGCAAGCCGAGCAAGATTATATTAGCCAGTCTCTAACTGACGAAGAATTGTCGATGATAAAAGTCCACAATTTAGATTTGGGGCAGATTTCCTGGAGACGATCTAAGCAAGCATCATTAAAAGACAAGTTCATGCAAGAATATCCTGAAGACGATGTTTCATGCTTCATCGCATCAGGAAAGCCCTTCTTCGACAGAATGATCATCAAGTCTATTGGCCTTTGGCTTGAAGAAAATAAGGTCGACGAGTGGAAGAAAATGGAAATGGATAATAAGATCACCATTTTCAAAAGCTGGAAATCAAACGAACAATATTTAATGTGTGTAGACCCAGCCGAAGGAAACCCACAATCAGACAATTCGTCCGCTTACATTTTGAGATTAAACAAAGACCCAATTTTCATAGAGTTCTGCGCGGAGATATCAGATAAACTGCCTATGCCAAAATTTTATAGATTGATTTACCATCTATGCGCGCTTTATAGTTTCCCGAGACTTGTGATAGAAAGAAACAATCATGGGCATTTACTCAACTATTGGGCGTTAAACGGCTATATGCAAGATCAGATAAAGATTCTAGACAAATATCCCAGCATCTATACAGGAAAGGACAGCAAGCCGGGATTTGTAACAACGAGCACAACAAGACCGCTTATTCTTGACAATATCGCTGAACTGCTGAGAAATAACATGCTTGTGGTATATTCGAGGACGTGGCTAGATCAAGCTTTATCATTCATCTATAACGATGCTGGAAGGCCGCAGGCTCAAACTGGAAAGAAAGACGATAGCATTATGGCGACTGCCGTTGGGTGCTTCGTATTAGTCCACGAAAAACAGACTAGTTCGTTCTCATTTGTGAATAAAGAGCAGTTTGGACAAGGCGCACCGCCGCCTCAATCTTCAGTTTATGATAGGCAGAAGCTAATTTATGATGATAGCTATAAGCACCCTCTTGACCATAACGTCCTTCTCCCCGAGACGGCCGTTGCTATAGATTGGAAACAGTTTACCAATTAAGGAGTTAATAATGCCTCGAAAGAAAGCCGTCAAGTCTAATCTATCATATACGTTTGCCGATTCTGATGCAGCACAGGCTTTAGCAGCTGATAATATTGAAAAAGCCCAGAAAGTTGCTTTATCAGGCGGTAAAGTACTAGATGTTCAGGATCCAAGAGACCAGGTTCCTGTAACCAAGTTCTATGATCCCCTGTTCGTTCTTGATTACCTACAATTTAAAACAAAGAATGCGTCGTGGGCTCTATCGTATCAGCTGCTCCGTAAGATCTCTTACAGAAATGGCGTAATTGCTTCAATCATCAATACACGAATCAATCAGTGCGGCCTGTTTGCAACTCCTTATATTGTCCCAAACGATAGAATCGGATACACGATTGTACCAAAGAGCAGAAAATATAATTTCTTAATGAAACAGGCAGACCCTAATAAGAAAGTCCCAAATGTTTCAGCTGAAGAAGTCCAGACGATCATGGATGTCGGCGAGTTCCTTAATAATTGCGGAACACCTGAAACCCGTGCGAAAGACCCTCAACGCGATGATTTTAGCACCTTCTTGAGAAAGATTGTTAGAGACAGCCTAACATTTGACCAACTATGCTTTGAAATTGTAAAGGACCCATCCAGTGGAAAACCATCCGCTTTCTATGCGGTCGATTCTGGGACTATCAGATTATCTGATCCTAAGACCCGAATTGAAAAGGGAATATACTATGTACAGTTCATTGATGGGAACTTGTACACCGCCTACGGTTTCGATGAAATGGCTTTCGCCGTCCGAAACCCAACGACTGATATCAAAGCAAACGGCTATGGCATTTCAGAAATTGAAATGGCCCTCAACTACATCTCAGCCCAGATCTACGGAGAAGAATACAATAAGAAGTTCTTCACCCAAGGATCAACTCCCAAAGGAATAATCAATATCAAGGGCGCCAATGTACCGAGAGAAGAGCTAGATGCTTTCCGTAGAGCTTGGCATGCCCAATTGACGGGTGTCTCCAACTCTTGGAAAACGCCTATCCTTGCATCTGAAAGTGGAGTTGATTGGATTAACCTCGGACAATCTAACCGAGATATGGAATTTGGTAGATGGCTAGAGTATCTTGTCAACATAACATGCGGCGTTTATCAAATCGACCCCGTTGAAATCAACTTCCAGAATAAAGCAGGTGTTTCTGGCCAGGGTAGACCGATGAACGACTCTTCTGCTATTGAGAAGATTAAGTTCTCGAAAGACAAGGGACTTGTGCCTCTGCTTAGGTTCATCGAAAAGACTATCAATAGGTATATCGTAGAGCCGCTAACTGATGGGAAGTTTGAATTTGCATTCCACGGCTACACAGACCTAATTGAAGAATCTAAGATTAGACTTGAAAAGCAGGAAGTTGAATATCTTAAGACTGTCAATGAAATTAGAGCACAGTACGGCTTCAAAGAGCTTCCAGAAGGTAATATCATCCTCAACCCTGTATACGCTCAGGCTAAAATGGCTGCTGATGCAGCTGCTGCTGAACAGGCTGCACAAGGTGGAGGTGCTCCAGGAGAAGAGCAGGGAGCGCAGGGCGTAGACGAAGAACAAGCAGGTGAAATTGCCGACGAAGAAGCAGATGCAGCCGAAGAAGAATTTGGTGGAGACTATAATAACACGTAAGGAGTGAAAATGATTTATAGCATTGCAATGTTTTATGATGAAATAGACCTTCTCGACTTAAAAGTAAAAGAAGAGTCTCCGCATGTAGATAAGATTATTATTGTTGAATCAGAGATAACACACTCTGGCAGACCAAAGCCCATTAATTTTCCGACTAGTAAGTACGACCAAAAAGTTGAGCATTTAATCGTTAAAGCTGAAGTGTTTGCTGACTGTCCTGGACGATGGGACAAAGAAGTTCGGCAGCGCGACTATGCGATGTCGCAATTAGAGATTGCAGATGATGACATTTTTATCGTAACAGATTTAGATGAAATAATTAACGGCGAGAAGATAGAAGAGATAATTCAAAAAGCAAGAGAACATGGAATCGTAAGAGCATGCATGAGACTGTTCTTTTATTACATTAATGTGTTTCAGCCAAAACAAGCGTGGCCTCATCCCTTCGCGGTAACAGGAAAAAGGTATAAAGAGAATCCAAGCTTAAGCTATTTAAGAACAGGCCCAGATAGAAACAACGGTGATTTTCACGGAGCCTCAGTCCTCATCTCTAACTGCGGAAATCATTTCGCTTGGATGGGCGGAGTCGAAAAGATTGAGGAAAAATTCAACAATTTTTGCCACACAGAATATGATACACCAGAAATTAGAGCCGGCATTAGAGAGCGGTTTGAAAAACTTCAAAATGTTATCGCACGATTTGACACACCAGATTATGTAATAGTTGATATTGACGAGCTACACCCAAGAACGATTAGAGAAAATATCGCTGAATGGAATAAATATATTCGCAATAAGGAGATGTAAAATGGCCGCAGAGCAATCAACCGAAAAGACTTCAACAACGAAGCTGATTTCTGTATTCTTTCCGTTGAAGCCGCTTAAAAACAAGTTCTCCGAGAACTTCATTAGTATACAGATTGCAGACTTTATTCCTAAGCTGGCCTCGTTTACAGACAAGGCTATCGTCTATAAGATAGATAAAGAGCGATTCTACACGTACGACCTCAAGACAGAGGCGTTTGACGACCGTTTCGATGTAGTTGAAAATCAGACGATGGTTGTTATCTTCAGTGTAGACAAGACTTCTCAGATAAATGTCTCTGACCTGTTTGAACCTGACTTTTCAAAAAGCGTCAACACAATCCGTATCCACAGAAAAAGAATAGATTCTGTTGTCAAGGACACATGCAAACCCTCCTACATTTTCTACACAATCAACTCGACTAAACTGCTAAACAGTCTGATTCCCATAGTGCAGTCTGACCAGCCAGAAGCTGGAGACGCAGGTGGCAAAACCTATTTTATCCTAAGTGCAAATAATGCGAAGAGAGACATCAACCCTCTCGAAAATGCATTCACGACAGAAAAAATCTGCCGCATGAACTATGTGACGACCGTAGAGTATGGTAAGATAGTAGATGAGAACTATACGAAATCACTCAAGAGGAAGATAAATAATCAAATAAAAATCTGAACCGTACGTCCGTAAGGCATAGATGTGGTATTATAAACTATAACGCATGGAGGTTTACGCAATGAAGATTCGCCCAAAAGAGACGTTTGAACAGACCCACCAAAAACAGGCCGCTGATTCTGGCGGACAATTCGGCTCCGTCGACTTCCTAAAATTTACCAAGAACACCGTTTATGAGTTCTTCATTGTACCGAAGGTCTCATCGATGGATATTGCTGCCGACGAATGTGAGATTGACTATCCGTTTGAAGAAGTCAATACCCACTTTGGCACATACGAATTCATGCAGAAGTACGGAGGCATGAGACCTGTCCGTATTAATTGTACAGGGTGTGCAATCGACAACTGGATGACCGAAAATAGAGTCCCCAAATCTGTGTTCAGGATTGCCGTTCCCACCAAGTTCTTTGTAACTTATGTAGCTCACGACAAGAAGATAAAGATTGCATGGTTCCAGGACTACTTGTATAGAATCCTCATGGAGAGAATCTCCAAGTTGATGACAGATAAGAACATCAACCTCATCGACTCCTTCCGCCACAGAATCAAATTATTCACCAACCCAGAGGGAAAGTTTGACATCGAAGTCAATCCAGACGTAGCTATTCCATCGGACAGTGCCGGGTATAAAAACCTCCTAATGAATGTTCACGAAAAACCTCTCAATAAGTTTATTGAGGAGCAGGTCGTATGCGACCCCGAAACTGTGGGTAGCGTTCTGTCAGCCCTGAAAGATTATACGAACTCAATAATCAAGGCAGAGAAGGACAAGGAGCGTAATGAGAAGATGGAGGCTCGCTCTGAGCAATTTGCAGCTGGCCTCGAAGGATTCAAGAACACCGACTACAAGCCGGGAGGAAATGCACCATTTGTTGAAAGCGTCGGGCCTGCTGCAGAAACACCAGACGATGACATACCATTCTAAGGAGCATTAGATGAGAGTAAAAGCAGGAAAAGAGGAAGCTACGCCCACTGGAAAGAAGGGTCCAGGCCTCCTAAAAATACGAGAAGCTATTTTCGGCTCATCCGAACAGATTCAGATTGATGCATTCGACTTCATCTCTACTGGTATTCCGCCTCTTGACAAAAAGCTTGGTGGAGGAATTATCATCGGAGGTGTAGTTGAGCTCATTGGTCTAGAAGCCTCATGTAAATCAACAATTGCAGGAATGGTAGCGGCTCAGGCTCAACTAAGAGACATGCCCGTTGTCTACTTGGATACAGAAGCCGCAACATCGATGGCAAGACTTAAAATGCTTGGAGTCAATACAGAGACTCTTATTTACGTCCAGCCAAACTGTCTAGAGGACGTATACGATACAATTGCCCAAGTGCTTACGTCTAAGATAAAAGACCAATCATGGGACGGCCCCGCACTTATCATCTGGGACTCGCTTGCTCAAACTCCTGCTAAAAAAGAAATTGAAATGGAAGAGGGCGATGAGTATACAAAGGAAATGGCTGTTAGAGCTAGGGTCAATTCGATGGGACTCAGGAAGCTCACCATGCCAATTCAAAATGCGCAGGTCACCCTTCTAATTGTAAACCAGCTCAGAGAGAACGTTGGCCAGACCTTTGGTGAAAAGTATTCGTCTCCAGGTGGACATGCTCCGAAGTATGCAGCTATCCAAAGAATAAGACTTTCTGCAACCAACACAGTAAAAATTGACGAAGCTCGAGGCATCACCGGCAAAAAGATTCAAGCCAAAACAATCAAG